TGGAAATACGTGCCTTTCGGAGTTCTTATTATAAATTGATTGTTTGCCAATTGTTCTACTTTTGTTTTCATGTTGTTTTGTTTTATTGTGTTAAAATTATGCGTGTAACCATGTTGAGGCAAATAAAATACCTATCCATACTAATAAAAATACTGTTAATTTAATTGCTTTCCTCATATTAGTAATATTTTAGACCTGTTGAAATCATGTCATAAATCAATGCACCAGCACCCAATAATGTCATAATTGATAATGATGCGAAAATTGTCAAGCCTATAATTGTAGAAATTTTTTCTGCTCTGTTGTTGTTATATGTTGTGTTCATAATTATATGTTTTTTATTTGTTTTTGTTAGTACAAATGTAGGGCAAACAATATAAACCAATGTTAAGTTAATGTTAAGAAAACGTTACCAAATCATTAAGTATAAATTTAACATTTGATTAACTTTAGATTTTGCACATTTGCAAGATGAAAACTCAACAAAATTATGTAGTACTTTTCTTACAAAGGGTAAGAAACGCCTTACAATGTACCGAACAGGCAAATTGTAGGCGTACCCTATTGAATTGACACCCCTATTAAATTCACAGGGGTATTGAATTTACACCCCTGTTAAATTTACATTTATCTTAATGTTAAGGCTAAAATGCCCAAAAATAAAATTCCTGTTATTAAACTAATCATCATCTGTTATATTTAATTGTTGGAAGTCCAAACTCATCTGTTCCAATTTCTAAATCAAAATCAAAACCGCAATTCTCACAAATAAAATTATCTTTGTGGTTATTGTGGAAGCATACAACACATGCTTTTTTATATTCTACTTTATTCATCTTCTCTTATATTTAATTGCTTAAAGACCCAATCGCTATCATGCCAAAGGATATCGTTCAATTGCGTTTCTTCTATTCCTTCAGGATATAATTCATCAATAAGACACTCAAAATCCGCCTCCTTATCATTATCTATTATTACTTGTTTGGTGTGTATTGCACCAGCCCAAGCGTTAAAATCTTCTATTGTCATTGTGTTGTTATATACTTTCATTTTACTTCATTTTTAATTACGTGGTTAATTTCATTTACTAAATATTTTGCAAGTGCATCATCTTTTATTTGCTCGATATAATCTTTGCAATTCTCCAATACTGTTAATACTTCGTTATTCATAATACCCATTTTATTTCATTTTGTAATTCGTCAATCATTCTCAATATGTTACTCACATCATCATCAATATTACCGTCATGTACATAATCCTTGACAATATCATCGTATATCTTATCTAATTTTTGCACCAATAATTTATTCATTTTATATTTATTTATATTAGTTTACCTTCTTTTGTAAATTCGTATTCGTTTGCTTCGCAATGTTCTGACATATATTCGTCTGTCTGTTGATATTCATAATCCCTTTGACAATTATATAACCAAGCATCAATAGCATCATCAACGTCTTTTGTTTTATTCCATTCGTCAATCAATGGGTAATCCATACAATAACCTGTTAATTCCTCAACAGACAAATCGTTTTTATGCTCATCTAAATACCATTCCCATTTTACATAACTAATTGCAGAACAATACCAATCAATAGAATAATCGGTTATTTTTATACCAATTTCATCTGCAAACGCATATAAACTGTTCATTGCTTCATTTTCCCAAAAGTATTCTGATACTAATTCTATTTTGGCATTTTCTTTTGCATCATCTGACAATTCATCAAATGTATAAACTTCTGTTTCTATTATTCTCATTTGTGTTATTTTTAATGTTCGATGCAAACATACGAACCCTAATGTTAACCAATGTTAAGTCAATGTTAAGGAATTGTAAAATTTTACTTATCTTTGCACTATCATGTTTAAAGGCAAATATATGTATAAATGGAATAAGAACGGAAATATCGAATTGGAAGTTGACGAATACGACATGGGGTATTCATTAAACAAAGGGGTATTAAATTCACAGGAGGGTATTAAATTCACAGAGGAAGAAACCCCTATTGAATTGCAAAGCAATCAACGTGTTGAATTCACAAGAAAACAAACGCCAATCTTTACAGGGGTATTGAATTACTTTCCCGATGCAATCAGAGAAGTTGCACGTTGCTCTTACGCAGGACAACAACAACACAATCCAGATAAACCCTTGGCGTGGGATAGAAGCAAGTCAGGAGACGAATTAGACGCTCTCTCTCGGCATTTACTTGAGGCTGGAACGATAGACACCGATGGCATCAGACACTCCGCTAAAGTGGCTTGGAGGGCGTTAGCTAACTTACAAAAGGAAATAGAAAATGAGAACAAATAGAACAAAGCAAATTACTTGGATAGCAATAGCAATAATAACTGTATCTCTTTGGTATGGGGTATTGAATTTATTTACCTCAAAACATACATACCCTTCGGCACAGTCCTCTCAAGGGCGTATTGAATTGCGTACCTACTTGCATCAATTGCGTGATTCCAGTTATCATTGGGGATACTCCCCTTTAGCTTCCATGCGTAATTGTTAAACTCCCGTATTAAATTCACAGAGTCCTTATCTACTACTATATTGTAGTCTTGCATAAGTGCGATGCCTGTTAAGATACTACCTTTCTTTTTAATGGTAGGCGTAATGTTTCGAAGTCCTTTAGTCTTTAGTTCTGATATTAGGCGTGGCTCACTATTGTCGCATACTATCAGATTGTTTCCTGCATACCTTCTACACATCTCAAATATATTAGAAGTAGATAGTCCTGCTTTGTAGAAATGTTCTTTTATCCATATAGTCTTTCTAATTTTATCTACTGCAATTTCGCATAAGCTTGAGGGGTCTACCGAAAATCCGAAATCAAGTCCAAAGATTGTGTCTTGCTCCGTATCGAAGTCTCCCACTTCCCAATGCGTAAATACAACACCTTCTGCTTTTTCAAGCCATCCACCGAGTATTTGATGCTTGTACTTCTCTGGTCTCCTTTGGCGCATTACCTCTACTTGCTCTACAAATGATGGAGACAAATGCTTGATGTTGTCAAGGTATGTAGTGTGAATGTAGCTTACGTTCTCTTTAACGCCATTATAACCGTCTGTAATGCCTCTATTCTCAAAAAACCTCTCGTATATCCAATGCTGTTTAGTTGTGGGGTTTAGAATCAATATACAGCGGTTTTGCTTTCCTGTTGCTCTAACCGAGTAATCAATCTTCTCAAACGATTCTTCGTCTGTAAGTTCTTCTGCTTCATCCAATACAAATGTGGTAACACCTTGAATAGATTTCAGCTTCGCTGTTTGGTCTCCACTTGCAGTTTTAATACCACTAAACAATATACTACTTCCTGTAAGGTTGTTTATAATTTCGTTCTTTGTGATAGTGAAGTTCTCTGCAATTCCCATCAGTTCCAGCTTCTCAATAAACTCTGGTATAATAGACATAGATGCGGAGGTCATTGTATATCGAGTAAATAGTATGCGGTGTCCTTTCTCGTATGTAAGTAACACCAGAAATGTATTTACGCCAAATGACTTACCACTACCTCTACCACCTGTAATTACAAAGTACCTACTTGGGTCTTTGAACAGGGGATTGTATTTAGGATTCAGATTTACTTTCTTCATCTTTTATTTCAGTAGCTTCGACATCAATAGTTTCTTCTGGTTGCAGGAAAGATATTACAGGAATGTTAATCTCTTGCTTCACGTTAATATCCTTTTGCTCTTTTGGTTTACCATATTTGTATTCCCATAGTAAGCGTAAGTGCGCAAAGGATTCTTTACTCATCTCTGCAAGTGCTTCCCACGCTTTCTTCTCACTTCCAAAGGCACGTTTCATTGAACCGAGTGCAAAGTTCTTAATGTCAGCTTCTTTGGCTTTAGGTTTTCTCCCCTGTCCTCTTGAAACTCCTTTTATAGCACCGTTGTTTCTACGCCCATCAGAATAGGGTACGTGTGGTTTCTTCTCTTTAGGCTCTGGTTTAGGTTTAATTGGTATTCCTAATTCAGCTTTCTTCTCGTCTGGAATCAGACTGCGTTTTTTTGGTCTTGGCATATTTAAATAATAAAGTTCAAAGCAATCTGTTTAACTTACTGATTTACTGATTGTAGTATCTGTTCATCAGGGTATCAATCTGCCTGTTGTAATACATAATTACCTCATCGTTGTCCTCTTTTTGCTTCGCCAGTCTTAACTGGTCTTTAAAGTACGACATTGATTTTACGAATGTTTCTGTTTGTATTTTCATTGTTTTATATTTTATGCCCTACTCACAAGGTTGCAATAAACATCCCCATATTTATTAACTTGATTTCAGGCATATTGTTTTAATATATTGAACCACTTATTCCCTCTGAACAATGGTAAACCTTTGTTTGTTGATTTCTCGGTTGAATTGCTCTTGGACGTAAATACTCAACTTCTTTTTTAAGTTCAGCTATCTCAATCCTTAACCTAATGTTTTCTTCTTCTAAATCAACTTCAGGCTCTCCAACGAGACCATAAAACGAATTACGTATATTATCAAACTTCTTTCTAAAAGACCTGTCTTGCTTGTAATCTATATCAAATTCATTTATCTGGTGGAGAACAGTAGCGTGATTCTGTTTGAGAGGTAATGTCTCTCCTATTGATTTAAGAGAAGTTTTCTTGTAAAGTTCACGCATAATTTTATAGTACATTCTTCTTGCGTGTACCACTTCTCTTTTTCTGGTGTTGCTTTCAACATTAACGCCAGTATATTTTTTTACTATACCTTTAAGATATTTTACTTCAGATTTCATCTAATTCTTGTTTATATTCGTTATATGCTTCCATCGCACCATGTATGCACTCGTATTGCTCTGTGTCCTTAAAGTACTCTATTAGATACTTTACTTCACTTATAAGAAGCATACCCTCTCTTAACGAGAGGAGTACATCTTCTTTGCAATCATTTTTAGCTTGATGGTATGTCATTTTTGTTTTCCTTTGGCAACCTCTCTATTATAGCTTGGGTCATAGCATATATTGTTGTAACTGCTTTCTCCAATGCTTCAATCCTTTGCTGTTGCGTTAATTTCTTTTTTCTCATAGCGTACCATTTATAGTGTACTGGTGTAAATCTGCACCACCTGCAATCCATTTATTATAAACGCCTACTGCATTATCGACAAATTGCTCCCCCTCATGATAAAATTCCTCACTCACATTATAGGTAGCGATATCTTTGGTGTCTTTACATATACATAAAAATACAAAATCTTTATAAGATACGCCAAATAAATTGCAATAAATATACACTTGACTTGCATAACCATACTTACGTGCATTGTAAGGAAAGCTACCCTCTGCAAGTCCGCTTGTGGTTTTCAGGTCAACAATAATCTCTCCTCTATTCAATGCGTCTGCCTTTGCTCTAAAAGGAATGTTCATTATGTTTCCGATAGCAGGTTGCTCATATTCTAAACCCTCTATAAGTTGAACTGCATCGTTGTTGGAATAGATTGCATCAGCAAGTCGCATCGTTTCGTCATATTCCTTTTGCAAGAAAGTCATAGGGTTTTCACTAAACGCCTCCTTGTATATCTTGGTGTTCTTTGTACTTGCATCAACAAAGTTTAGTTTACCAAACTTCTCAATCTCAAACACCGCAAGATGCAGAAGCCATCCTAATGTCATAGCACCTGTTCTCTTATTACCAAACTTTAACGAATTGTCGTATGCTTTAGGAGACTTGTTAAGTAGTTTAACACTACTACTGCTCAAGGCGTTCTTACCTAAATAATCATAGTAGAACTCATCGTTTTCCATTTGCTTTAAGATAGCATCTTTATCCCAAAACTTACCATCTAATGTAACTATCTGATTACTCATCTTTCATAAATTGTAAAGGGTGGAAATCCATAAACACTTTGTTTAAGGCGTTTGTTATAGATGCTCTACGTTGTGTAGCTTTTTCGCTGTAATAGTGTTCGTATTCAGCTTTCTTCTCTTGATACAAGCGGTCTAATCTCTCTCCAAGTTCTATCTGTTGTTGGTCTCTCTGCGCCTCGTAATGCTCTTTCCATTCGAGGTATTCTTCATTTGATTTACTCATTATAATTGTTTTATTAGTAACTTAATTAACTTCTCTATTTTGCTTAACGCCCAACGTAAAGGAGTGTCGAGTACATAGTGAATAATCATTATTACGCTTTCAAGCATCCAGAATATGAATACAAGCTGTATTACGATTACTAACTTTAGTAAGGATAGTGGGGACAGAATGAATTTAAGTAATTTGTTCATTTGCTTATTATTTAAAGCAAAGATACAAACTATATTTTAATTAACAAAATATAAACAAAAAAAAGTGGTCGAATTTGACCACTTAAGATTTATTTCTTTGGATTGAAGTTCTCTTTCCAGATGGTGTAGCACACCGCCATTCTCTGGTCGGTGTCTTTATATTCAGAAGCCATTTTACCGTTACCAATGCAACGCACTATAAAATCTTTTTGCTTCTCGTATTTCTTTGGTTTAATTAGTGGCATATCAAAATTGGCATTTATAGCAATCCCAATGATTGCCAAGTATATTTAAGTAATGAACAAAGTCTATATTGTTTTTTAAAATCCACTTACCATTATGGTAAACAGAAGTAACAACACATTTTTCAATAGGTACATCTATATCGTCTCTGTCAAACCCATGCTCTACTTTAATCACACAAGACTTTTTAGTATGCCAAGAATCGCAAATTCTTTCAAGTAATATCCTTTGACCTGTTGGTATCTTGCTACCCTTATATTTAGATTCTATAAGTATGAGAACCTCATTGTCAAACTCAAGAACAGCATCAATATCCGATGGGTGTATCTTTCCGTTTTGAACTCCTGTAAAGTCCAATCCCTGCTTTGTTCTATTACTATTTCTGATTAAACTCATTGTGTATTTTTTGTAGCTTCTGCTTTACAGGCTTGAAACAGCTTGAGCAATTTGTGGGTTGCAGTTTATCATTAAAGATGCGATTATAAACAGAATAAACCTCTTTAACCATACTACCGCTAATTGTGTTTCTTGACTTCTCAAAAAGCCATTCAATGATATCCAGTTCTTCATCTGTTGGTGCATTGTATTTTCCATAAGGGAATAAATCA